CTTCCATCCTTTGTAGTTCCGGAAGGAAAAAGCGCAGATCAAGCGCTCGCCCAGTTGTGTGTAGATGGTCTCCGAGACCTAGGCCTAGACAAAGACCCTGAGTACGTGAAGCGCCTTAAGGAAGAGGTATACGTCATTAAAGACCGAGGGTTCTCTAAGTATTTCTTAACCATGAAAGCAATCGCTGACAAGGCCACCGAACGGCAACTAGTTGGCCCGGGCCGCGGCTCGGCTGCTGGAGCCTTGACTGCGTATGTATTGGGAATCACTCAGGTTAATCCCATCCAATACGGGCTCCAATTCGAACGGTTTTTACGTCGCGATGCTACGGACTATCCCGATATTGATTATGATGTAGCGGAGCCGATGGAGATGAAAGAACATCTTATAGACGAGTGGGGGGCTGACTGTGTGGTACCCATTTCTAACTGGAACACACTGCAGCTTCGAAGTCTTATTAAGGATATTTCAAAATTCTACGATGTTCCATTTAAAGAAGTTAACTTCGTTACGAGCCGGATGATGGCGGAAGCTACACCCACTGCTAAAAAGGTGCACGGCATTAAGGCGGGTGTATATTCTCCTACCTTTGAAGAGGTTATGGCATATAGTCCAACACTTCAGCAGTTTTTAACAACATATCCGCAGGTAGCTACGCACGTCAACACTCTCTATGGTCAGGTGCGATCATGCAGCCGCCATGCTGGTGGAGTGGTCATCGCAGAAAACCTGGACGAACACATGCCACTCATCAATAGTGGTGGGGTCACCCAGACTCCCTGGACGGAAGGCCAGCATGTACGCCACTTAGAGCCTTTTGGGTTCATTAAGTTTGATATTTTGGGGCTGGCCTCCCTTCGAATGATTGAAGGTGCCATTAGCCACATTTTGCGTCGACACCATGGAAATCTAGCGCCCTCCTTTGAGGATGTTCAGGCTTACTATAACGAACATTTACATCCGGACACCATTGATCTTAACGACGAGAATGTGTACCGCAATGTCTTCCACAAGGGAAAGTGGGCAGGTATTTTTCAATTTACGGAAGAAGGCGCACAAAAGTTCTGTGTGAGAGCGAAGCCGCTGAATATCATTGACCTCGCTGCAATCACCTCCATCTATCGCCCTGGTCCGCTGAGTGCGGGGGTTGATAAAAAGTATGTTCGAGCTAAGCGTCATCCCGAAAAGGTTGAGTACCTCACCCCGGAAGTTCAAGATGTTACCGGTGAAACAGCCGGCTTCCTCATTTTCCAAGAACAGATTGCTCTTCTTGCTCATACACTGGGGAAAGATATTTCTCTTGACGAAGCTAACAAACTGCGTAAACTTCTCACTAAGAAGGGGACCGGTGAAGTAGCGAAGCAGAAGCGTCAAATCCAAGAAAAGTTTGTTGAGGGTTGTAAGGAGAAAGGCATCACGCGCGACTCTGCTCATCGCCTCTGGGAAAAGTTTGAATACTTTTCGGGCTATGGGTTTAACAAGTCTCACGCTGTTTCTTATTCTATTCTTTCGTTTCAGTGCGCGTGGTTGCTCAATTACTATCCCTCCGAGTGGATGGCAGCGTTCCTCGACAAAGAGCCAGAATCCCGCAAGGAAAAAGCGATCAATATCGCAAAGGCGTTGGGGTTTAAAGTGGAACCTCTTAACATCAATACATCTGGTACTGTGTGGGAGATTTCTTCCGACGGTACAACGCTTATACAACCGCTCACTTCTATTAAGGGCTTAGGGGAAGCTGCAATTGCCCAAATCTTGGAGCACCGACCTTTCGAAACAGTAGAAGACCTGCTTTTTAGCAGTGAGATTACTTACGGTAAACTAAACAAAAAAGCACTCGATGTCCTATGCCGAGCCCAGGCCCTTACAGAACTGGTTGATGACCGTTTCAGTGGTTTGAAACATTTTTGGTCTGCGTGTATAGTGTCGCGCCCCAAGAATCAAAAAGTTTTAGAGGCGCAGATTGAACAGTTCAAACCAGAGGGTGAATTTGAGGACGAAGAACTGATCCAGTACTTGGTGGATTTAACAGGGGTGTACCCGTTTAGCTTGGTGATGACTTCCGAGTTGGTGAGCCAGCTAGAGGATCACGCCATCCCCCGTATCTCAGAATTTGATCCTGAGCTTGGGGTTGCATGGTTTATTCCTCGAAAGATCACTCCCAAAAAGACTAAGAATGGAAAAGATTATTGGATCGTAGATGTGATCGATGATTCGAGCCATACTACTCGGGTGCGTTGTTGGGGAGTACGCACGGGCTACACGAATTTGGTGACTAATCGCCCTTACGTGGCGCGCCTAGAACACTCTCCCGAGTGGGGATTTAGTACTCGCTCTATTAAAAATAACTTTAGAATGCTTTCATAAGGAGAAAAAGTGAACTTAAAAGTATATCGTTTGCGACCCGGAGCCAAGCTCCCGCATCGGGCCCACCGCACAGATGCAGGGCTGGACCTTTTTTATTGTCCTGGTGATAGTCCTTCACATGCGCCATGTCTAACACGCGCAGACGGCGCCTACGCTATAGCGCCAGGGGCATCATGCTTGTTGACGACGGGGATCAAGGCGGAGATCCCGCCATCACACATGCTTGAAATAAAAAACAAATCGGGCATTGCCTCCTCACGTCAGTTGTTGGTGGGCGCGTGTGTTGTGGACGCCGGCTATGACGGGGAAATTTTTGTTAACCTTCACAACATGAGCCCTGAAACTCAAGTTATTGAAGCAGGGCAGAAGATTGCACAGGCCGTGTTGGTGCCGGTAGTGATTTGCGGAGTCGAAGAGGTGAAAGAAGATAGTTTAAATGGCCGCAGTACTAGAGGTGTTGGGGGCTTTGGGTCCACGGGGTTGTTGTAAAGATGAACTTGGGAAGAAAAATTAAAAGGCGCAAACAGAAAGCCCAGAAAAAAGATGCTGAGCGAGATCTGGCAGCTGCCTTGACGATGTTTGATGAATTGGGAGAGGAATGTTCGGCGTGTCGCGAGCCGTTTGATCGCACGGATAAGGAAATGGCTCAGACGTGGAACGTGGTGGTTCGCCGCCAAGAGAAAATTGTGCGCCTCTATTGTCCCGAGTGTTGGTCAACAGCTCAAAGCGTAGTTGCGACGGTAATGGAAGGAGGAGAAGATGGAATTAAAACTTAGCTTCGATGATGTATTGTTAGTCCCTCAGAAATCGGATATTTCTTCTCGGACACATATCAGCCTTGGTAACTCTCTCGATGAGGATACGTTTCTACGGCTTCCTATTATAGCTAGCCCAATGGACACTGTGTCTGAGACCGACATGGCTATTGCAATGGCGAGGCACGGAGGAATGGCCATCATTCATCGTTATAATCCCATCTACGCGCAGGAGAAAATGGTGTCGGATGCGTTCGCGGCCCTAGCTCAGGACCCCACTGTGGGAGAGTTTTCTTTGGGCGCCGCCGTGGGGGTGACAGATGATTATCTGGCACGCGTGGGGCGTGTAGCCGACGCCGGAGCCAACGTAATCTGTATTGATGTTGCGCACGGTCACCACTCTGCAGTGGAGCGGGCGTTGAAGACTATACGGGATCACTATGGCGACACTTTTCATATAATGGCAGGGAACGTAGCTACTTGTGAGGCTTACGAGGCGCTAGCGGAGTGGGGGGCTGATAGTGTGCGTGTGGGAATCGGGGGCGGCTCAATTTGTTCCACTCGGCTCGTGACTGGTCATGGTGTTCCAACACTGGCGTCCGTTTTAGAGTGCGCCAACAGCGGTCATGCAGCAGCCATCATAGCCGATGGAGGCATCAAAAACTCAGGTGATATGGTGAAGGCCCTTGCCGCCGGCGCAGATTTTGTAATGTGTGGTTCCCTTTTGGCGGGAACGGATGAGGCCCCCGGGGACGAAGTGCAACAAGGTGGGGTACATTACAAAACCTATCGTGGTATGGCTTCCCGAGATGCTCAAATCTCATGGCGGGGAAGCGCTTCTTCAGCCGAGGGAGTTTCAACTATCTTGGAGCGGAAAGGGCCGGTGGGGGAGGTCTTAGATAGTTTGTCCTCTGGTCTTGCCTCCGGTTTCTCTTATTCGGGAGCCTATGACATAAGCGAGTTGTGGCTCAATGCCCAGTTTGTGCGTCAGACTTCTGCAGGCCAAAGGGAGAGTACCACCCACATTCGATTTGTATGAATTATGGTAAGATGAAAAAAGACATTGTTTTCAAGGAAACAGACAAAAGACATGCGGAGCTTAAAATTCGTCTTCATTATGACGGGCTTTCACAACAGAGGTTCTTTTCCGAAGTGGTAACTGCTTACCTTGAGAAAGATACGAGAATGATAGATTTTATATTTGACGTGAAGGAGCGCCTAAAAGTACAGACGGCCCCCAAAAGAAAAAAAGTACGCCAGTTACATGAAAAGTCCTTGGAGGCCCAAAAAAGTCTGGGCCTCTCCGAGGGCGAAATAGAAAATATCTTTGATATAATAGAACAAGGAGGAGAATAGTGCGTGAGTGCGCAGAGAAATGCAGAGAGTTAGAGGTGAGTTGCCCAGTATACGATTGCCGTTTGTGGGTAGATTACGATGATGATTTAAATTGCACATTAATTACTGTAGACAAGAGAGGGAGGATGACACTGCGTGAAACCTCTGAGCGTTTGGGAGTGTCCTTTGTACGTGTGAAACAGATACAAGATAAGGCTCTACAGAAGCTTTTAAAAAAGGCAGAATTTGAAGAGATAAGAAGCTTTTTTGATTTGTAGGTACTATTTACTAACAGTTACGGTCTTACCAGAAGGAGTACGCCAAAATGAAGAAGAAGAATTTACTACCAGAAGGAACTGTTCGCCGCTTTATGAAGCTGGCTAACATTGCCTCTGTGAGCCCCATGGTTTTGCGTGAGCAAGACGA